TGGTGGAGGAGGCATACCACCTCCGGCTGGACCTGCCATTGGCGGAGTACCCATTGCACCGGGTCCTACACCTTTTGGTAGGGATTGTAACATCTGTAGTATTTCAGATTGTTGCAATTCGTTTGTTTTGCCTTTACGTGGACCGATGACACCGGTTAATGCACGAATAGCAGCTAATGCTTTTTGACCTTGCTCAGATTCAGAACCCAGAGCAGGTAAGGCTTGTTCAATCAAGTCCATTGCCATCGATAAATTAATCATTGCACCTTCTTGTGAACCCATCTTTGGTTCTGGTGTAGACATAGGTGAGGCAATTGGAGGAGTGCCTGCATCGGACATACTATCCATTGGAGCAGGACTAGGTGTAGGAGTTGGTGTAGCAGCAGGACCTTTTTTTCCTCTGCCCATTAATTCCATCAATTTGTCTGGTGATGCAGCCATTTAAATTTCCTATCAAGTTACAAGAAAGATTAAACCTTTCTATCAGTTTGTCAAGTGGGGGATATATTTCTATTCCCTCCCCCATGGGAGGTTTAATTGGTAAGCACCAATAATCCTTGCGGATTACTTACGTGACTTACGTCCTTTTCTAGCTTTACGCATTGTCATCTCCTAACGAGGCGGCGACCTATTTAAGGCAAGGAAGCCACAGCCTTTTTGCTTCTCACGCAAAACCAGTACTACCCCCGACCTGCGTCCCTACTACTACGACCGCCCATCGGACGACCATAAGTCTTAATATTGGTGGCACGATATTGCAATGTAGGACTTACATCTTTCTTCAAACTTCCAGCAGTCACTCTAGGTTGGTCTGCTTTAGGTTGTACGTTGCCTCTCGTTGCCATTTATGCCACCTTTAAATTCGGTTTACTCTTTTCCTTGGAACCAGACTCTTGTTTACTTGCCTGTTGTTTTTCTTCCAAAGACTTTAATCTTTCTTTTAACAATTGTTTCATTGGAGGCTCTAATAAGTCAAGTAGAGATTCCTTATCAATTGCACCTGCTTTAAACAAATTAAATGCTAAGTTTCTCATATCTTCCATAAAGATTGGTGAGTTACTATGTGCATCTACTTTTACTGCATAATCTCTTGTAAATTGTTCTGCTATGAATGGTATCTTCTCAGGTTCATTCTCAGTTGTAAAGTGCGTATTGTCATAAACTGCCATTAATTTTAGATACAGTGTTGCCACCTTCTCTAAACTATCTTCGACAATTAATGCTCTCTTCTTCGCTCTTGAACTACCGAGTCTTGCAAGTTGTGAGGCATGACCTGTAGAACGTACTCCTGATTCACCTTTACCGGACAATACGTTAGTAATACCGGATACTTCTTCAAACATGGCATCAATTCTGTCTAACTCAGCAAACAAATCTGCTGGCATTTGTGGTGCTAACTTATCTACTTTTGCACCGGGCATATCCGTTGATAAGTAAGAACCTGCACGATTGAGAGCAAAGTTCTTTTCATCCATGATGCCGGAGAAGCCACTAATCATCATTGGAGGATTAACTTGTTTGGCAAGGAGTTGTGTAATCTCATCAAAACGCTTATTACGAGATTCTTGTAACAATATCATTCTTTGTACTTCACTCTGTCCCCAATAATAATCGTATTGTGGATTAGGACATATTTGTACAAAAGGAAGTTCACCTTTTAAAAATACTTTTTCACCGGGTCTGTCATAAATAATGACATTCGGGTTTGCAATGGTAACGACTTGATAATCCATAATCTCATCGTTCCATAGCCATAACTCTTTCATCTCAACGGTATCTTCTGCAACCATCGCCTTGTACTTGTTGTACTGACCGAGTTGCATATTGACGTTACCAACCATGTTGACTTGTGATTGAGACAAAATAACACTCAGACCATCTGGTACTTCGTTATGAATCTGTTGTCCATAAGAAGCGTTGACTCTTGCCACTATCTGCTCACGTTTGGGATGGTCATACAGACGTGCGTATAACTCGGACTTGGTGATGTAGTAGGTATGGACCAGTGCTTCTTGTCTGGAGGTATACGGTACATCTTCTCTGAGAACACCGATACTACTGGGTTCAATCATAAAAGGCTGAATACCTTTGTTGTAAATCAGTTTGATGAATGAGGTGTTGTAGACCAAAGCCCATGTAAGGGCAGTTGAGAATACTTGGTCTGCATTAGAGTTGAGCCATTCATCGTTAAGTGCTTGAGTAAGTTTAGGAACTTTGTATTGTTCTCGTTCGTCTACTGAGGCACCCGTATTGATGGAGAATCGTGTAGTTTCTGAACTGTACAGAAAACTAGTCAGTTGGTCGATATGTGGATGAATCTTATTGAATACGGCAGGTGACTGTTCTGCTGAGTTACCGAACAAATAAAAAGACCGAAGATTGGAGTAATCGGTCCTACGTTCATTCATCGATACTTCACACTTACGAATTAAGTCTTTATAAAAAAACTCACGTTCATCAGGATTTGGTGGAATTATCATGTTTTAATCTTCAAGTTTTCATGGTCACGCATTGTGGCTTTCGGGTCTATCACCGGTCCTTGACGGATACCGGCTTCAGATGGACTTAATCCTACAGCTTCTCCTCTTACAGATTGTACAGCTCTTCCTGCTAATATACTCTGCATATTGAGATTTTGGAACCCCCCACCCCAAACAGCAGCATCTCCCGGTCTTGCTTCACGTGGAACATCTGGCATCCTCTCTACTTTTTCTTCAGTAGGACCATACTTGGTTAAGTATCCAGACTGGTGTTCACCGACACGTGTAGACTTAATATCTGACATCTTAAAGTCAATTGCTAATTGTTTCAAGGTTTTATCGTTCTTTTTTGTTTTCTCACCAACTAATCCCGGTGGTTGTAAGAAAACCATCAAGACTTCTCCGGCACACTGCTTCATCGGACAAGTGGGTTTGTAACCCTCAAAGTAACCATGTTCACTGCATTTATAGTCGTGTAATACCTTAGCCATACTTCCCCCCTAACTGTTCATCTAAATGACTGCCTGAATAATCTGCTGCGTTACGAATTCCTACCTTAATCTTAATTTGTCCATCTACTACTTGTAAAGCCGTACTTCTCTCATATACTGGTTTAGGCTCTTTCCTAAACTGTACAAACCTTGTATTGTCTCGGTTTTGCATGATAGCAACTTCACCACGTTTATAAGCGGCATACGCTCTCGATACTCGTATTTGTGTATTTTCTGTCATTGGGTCTATCTCATTAATGAATACATCTCGAAATAAACTAAAGCTGATACCGCAAAGGTCAGCAAAAAGGTGTAAAGAGATACCTCTATTCTTATCTTTTGCAAAGCGTTTTATCTCTTTTAAGAGTTGTGCTTTGGGTAATATGGGGTCTCTCATCCGTAGACTCCTATTCTTTTTAGATAATCACTGACATTTCTCCCTACTGCAATTTGTTCCGGTGTGTACTCTTCTTGTTTCATGGAAATAGAACGAGTAATGCCTTGCTGGACGAGTCTTGGTTGTACTTGTTCAGCATAGGCGGCTGCTGCTAGTGCTGCGGCTATGACTCTATCATCTTTGTTACGTCCAGAGGCTTCAATACTGCCACCATCACGCACAATGGTTTTCATCTCTTCAATTAAATCAAGGCTTAGGGTTTGCATCATGCCACGTTCAAAGTAATCTTTCATGTAAGAGAGCATCCTCTCCTTTGTTGCACTTGTAGTTAACCAGCCGATACTATTACTTGGTCCACCAAGGGTGTCGTTTCTTCGCCAGATATAGTTGGACATGGAACTATAGACATCCATCAGGTCTTTACCGATAGGACCTTTCATGGCTGCTGCTTGACGTTTTAAGTTACGCATCTCATTGATGACGGCTTGACCCGGACCATTGATTTCAAGGTTAAGGGTACTGTTCTTGTAAGCACCGGCAAGGTGGGCAATCACCCAAGCAAACTGATAGGTGTTTAGTTCCGATGTAGCAAACTCCGCAACTTGGTCCATACCGTCAGCATAACAACGAAACACTTGTATACAGAACCTATCAGCCCAATCAGAACTACCGTAAGCGGGGTCAGCACCAATAACGTAATAAGCTGTATCAATTGGCTCTTCCCAAACCCTGAGCGTAGCCAAACGGTCTGTTGATTTAAGAACCTGTGTATCTTGAAAGTTAGACCCAAAAGAATATCGATAGTTGTCAGGTTGAATCTTCTTAGCCAATTTAATAGCATCTGTACACCTCGCATTTGAAAAGAAACTACTACCGGTCATAATGAAAGCAT